CAAATAACTTTTAGCGAAGTAAATTACGTTGGTACTGTAAATTTAATTGAAATTGCGGCAACACTACCTAATTTGAAAAATTTTGTATTTGCAAGTACAATGGAAGTATATGGTTGGCAACCTATAAGTGATTTGATTAGAGACGGAAAAGAAGAAGGCATTATTGCATTCAATGAAGCAACACCACCTAATCCAAATGCTCCCTACGCCGTTGCAAAGTATGGCTGTGAAAAATACTTAGAGTATGCTCACAGAAGTTATGGATTGCCTTTTACTGCTATTAGGCAAACTAATGCGTACGGTAGAAAAGACAACGACTTCTTTGTAACAGAGCAAATTATTACACAAATGTTAAAAAATCCCAAAGAGATTAATTTAGGATATGGTGAGCCATACAGAAACTTTATTTACATTGATGATTTATTAGATGCCTGGCAGGCAGTGATTGAGAATCCTGATAAATGCCAAGGAGAAATATTTTGCATAGGACCTGATAATGCAATCAAGATCAAAGACTATGTAAAATTAATTGCTGATAAATTAGATTGGAACGGACATGTAAATTGGAATACTAAACCTCCTAGACCAGGAGAAATTTATCTACTTAACAGCACGAATCACAAAATCACAACTAGGTTAGGCTGGTTTCCTAAAGTAGAATTAAGTGACGGTTTAGATAAAACTATTGCAGTTTGGAAAGATATAATAGAAAACGATAAACCTCACAATCAAAGAAAAAACTTCAGCAGAGGAAAATAGATAAGACTTGACAAATAACTAAGTAGTGTTATACTAACTTTTTATTGGAGTATCTATGGACTTTTTTCAGATTACTATTTTTATGATTTTTATTCTATTGAATTCATATTTCTCATATTCTGCTGGTAAAAAAGAGGGTATGTACCAAGGAATGATAAGTATTACTCAGTTTTTTAAGACAAAGAACGCATTTGTTGATAAAAACAAAATAACAGGATATAAAAATTGGCCTACACCAATTAGACACATTTTTCAATCTTCTATACATATTATTGAAGATATGAAAAAATAAATGAAATAATATTTACTATGCCTAGAAGAAAGAAAACAAAATCGCTTTACTTGTTAAAGGAACCTGATTGGAAACAATTATCATTACTTACGGAACTTGCAGATCAAAAAAAAGCATTAGCACATTGCGAGTATTTTGTACATTATGAAATACATACAAAGAAAAAACAAGAAGCACTTATTAATTGGATAAAAAAAGAAAGTGGTTGGAGTAAACAAGATATAAAATATATTTTAAGTATTGACAAAGGGTATTTTTCATCGATGGGCAAAACGGCCTGGACTGCTGAAAAATTAGGTTATTGGCCTGAAGGTACAATTGAACACATACATGAAAAATGTAAACCTCATTGGTTACAACTTGGAAAAAAAGCATTTGCAGAAAAAGTTGAAAAACAAGACAAGAAAAAAGATGTTAAAGTAATTAGTATACAAGATCGTATGAGAGAACAGGTTTCTACACTATGTGGCAAATGGGAAGCAGTATTAGATCAATTCTTAGAATCAGAGGACTTTGATTTAAAATCATTTGACCCTTATAATGATATGAGGGCTCACACTCCTGCTGTAAAACCAGCCCATGCTAAAATTATTAAAGAATTGTTTGATTGCGAATATCAAGAAGCATTAGAAGTGTTTGCTTGGAAGGATGAAGATATAAAAGAAGCATATAGTCATTTTGATAAAAAGATGAGAAAAAACTTCTTAGCATTTTTTGAAAAAATTAATAGTGCAACAGACACATTGATTCAAACTGGCAAAGCACAACGCAAGCCACGTAAACCTAAAGCAATTAATAAAGATAAACTAGTAAGTAAACTTAAATTCAAAATTAATGATAGTGATTTAGGTATAGCAAGTATACATCCAATAGATATTTTAGATGCATCAGAAGTTTGGATTTATAATACTAAAAATAGAAAATTAGGTGTGTATAAAAAATCAACAACATCAATCGGTCTAACTGTAAAAGGTACTTCTATTAGAGATTTTTCTGAGACTAGTAGTTGGCAAAAAACATTGCGTAAACCAGCAGAGCAGTTAAAGTTATTTACTGGTAATGCAAAAACAAAGTATCAATCTGCATTCGATGATATTAAGGCTACTGAAATAAAACTTAATGGTAGACTTAACGAGCATATCATTATACTTAAAGCATTTTAGTATGAATTCTGATAAATAGTACTATGCCACAAGATCAAATAGGATATAAAAGTAGAGAAGACCTTATAAAAGAGTTGCAATTACGATTGGCTGACGGAATGGTAGATGTCGAATTAGACAGAGGTCATTACGATGTTGCAATAGATAAAGCAATAGCAATCTATAGACAGTTAAGTGCAGGCTCAGTAGAAGAAAGTATTATATTTTTAACTACTCAAGAAGGTGTCACTGAATACACTCTCCCAGATGAAGTTATGGAAGTTAGAAGAATGTATCGTAGAGGTATAGGTACTAACAGCGGTGGCGGTACTAACTTTGATCCATTTGATGTTGCATTCAACAATATGTACATGCTACAAGCCGGCCAAATAGGCGGACTTGCAGTATTTGATGCATTTGCACAATATAAAGAAACAATCGGGCGTATTTTTGGAAGTGAGTATAATTTTCTTTGGAATAGAAATACTAAACAGTTAAAAATTTTAAGAAACATACGTCACGAGGAAGAAATTGCTGTAGGTGTGTATAACTTTATTCCAGAAAGTTTATTATTAAAAGACATATACGCAAGTAATTGGCTAGGTACCTACGCATTAGCACAAAGTAAAATGATGCTAGGTGAAGCAAGAAGTAAATATCAATCAGGCTTACCAGGAGCCGGTGGAGCAATTCAGTTAAATGGTGAGGCTCTAAAAGCAGAAGCACAGGCAATGATTGATAGTCTCAAAGAAAGCATTCATAATATGGAAGAAGGCAATATGCCTTTAAACTTTATAATAGGATAATATGATCATAGGTATTTGTGGATTTATTGGTAGCGGTAAAGATACAGTAGCAAAAATGATGGTAGACAAAGGCTGTGTTCAAGACAGTTTTGCGGCACCAGTTAAAGATGTTTGCTCTAGTATATTTGGCTGGTCCAGAGAACTACTAGAAGGCGATACTGTAGAAAGTAGAGACTTTCGAGAAACTCCGGACTTATACTGGACTAGAAAATTAGGTGTACCGAATTTTACTCCCAGACTAGCATTACAATTATTAGGAACAGATGTATTAAGAAACCATTTTGATCAAGACATCTGGATTAATAGTTTAGAATATCGAATGCGTAAATTAACAGAAAATGCACCGTGCGTAGTTATAAGCGATGCTAGGTTTAGAAATGAACTAGATGTTATTAAAAAAATGGGCGGAGTAGTTATTTGGGTACAACGTGGCGAGTTACCTGAATGGTTTGAAACGGCATCTAAGGCACACGATAACGTCGTTGCTAAGAAGATAATGACAACTAAGTACAAAGACGTACATGAAAGCGAATGGAACTGGGCAGGATATCCAGTAGACTATGTAATTGATAATAATGGTGATCTAGACCATTTAGCAAGGCAAGTAGCGGATATAAGAGACTGGGATACTGGAAAGTTTAAAGAATCTCTTAAATTAGTATAATATCGCTTAATATCGAATAATTTCCTTAAATACACAAAAATATCTATTTGTGATAAATATATGAATACGAGTAACGTATCTAATATATTAGGAGAACATTATGGCGACATTGACTAGCCCTGGTGTAAGTATAACAACATCCGACGAATCTTTCTATGCTCCTGCAGGAGCCGGTACAGTACCTTTGATTGTGATCTCAACAGCACAAGATAAGTCTGCACCAGACGGAAGTGGAACAGCAAGTTACACTACATCAGCCAATGCAAACAAACTTCAATTGATTACAAGTCAAAGAGAGTTATTACAAAATTACGGAAATCCAGTATTCAAAACTAGTGGTGGAACAGCACTACATGGTAATGAACAAAATGAATATGGATTATTTGCCGCATACAGTTTTTTAGGTATTGCTAATCGAGCCTATGTCTTAAGAGCAGACATTGACTTAGAAGAGTTGACACCTAGTACTACATCACCAACTAAGAAACCAGCCGATGGTGCTTATTGGTTAGATGCTAGTTCAACTACATGGGGTATCAAAAAATACAACGGCACAGCATGGGAATTACAAACTGTTAAAGTTCCTAGTGCAAGTGAAATTAATAGTTCAGGAAATCCAAAAACAGCATTTGGTTCTGACAACGATTTTTGTGTAGTATATTATACAGACGCTGGTGCTACTGCAAGTACTATTAAGTTTTTCCAAAAACTTAGCGGTGCATGGTATCATTTAGGTTCAAGTAATTGGACAAGTGCAGTAAGTGGTTCAAACGGTGACTTCCAATTTGCAAGTCATTTGTTAATACCTACAACTAAAGGTGGAGGCGGAGCCTTAACATCAGGTGATGTATTTTTACAAACAACAACATCAAACAATGGTTCTAATGTTATTGTTAAAAAATATTCTACATCAAGTGCTCAATTCACAACTGAAAGCATTGTATTAAAAACACTTTCAGATTCAGTTTATGCAAATGATTATCCAACTCCAACAGTTGGCGATCTTTGGGCAGATGCAGATGACTCTAACTTAGGAACAATTAATTTAACAAGACATAATGGTGGAACAAGTTTAAGTGCTACATCAACAACTGCTTTAGCAGACGGAGTTGATCTTAGTGCTCATACAGGAAAAACATCAATTGGTTTTAAAATTAATCATGGTTCACAGGTAAATGTAACATTAGCAAATGTTGATGGTTCTGATGTTAGTTCAGTATCAGTTGACGATATTGCGGCTTCTATTACTAATGCATTAAGTTCTAATGTTGCAACAGCAAGTAATGTAGAAGGTAAATTAAGTATTACTGTAAGCGATGGTACTGATTTAGAAGTTATAGACGGTAATGTTGCAGGATTTACAGCATCAAACTTAAATTTAACAGCACAGATTTATTCAAACTTTGCAGATTTAAGTTATGAAGCAAGTTCAACAGCAATTACTGGTAATCCAGTAGAAGGCACTTTATGGTATGATAACAATGTTTCAAACACTAACATTGATATGTTATATCAAAATGCTGGCTCATGGGCAACATATTCAAATGATGTTCAATTTGCCGCAAGTGCACCAACACTACAAAGCGATGGTTCAAGTTCATTGGTAACTGGCGATCTATGGATTGACAGCAGTGACTTAGAAAACTTCCCTGTAATTTATAAAAGATCAGCAACTTCAACTTGGGTACTAGTAGATAATACAGACCAAGTATCTGAAGATGGTATTTTATTTGCAGATTACAGAGCAAGTTCATCAGGTAGTGCATACTCAGACGCACCAAGTGCCGCATTATATCCAAGTGGTATGTTGCTTTGGAACAAGTCTGCATCAGTTGGTAATGTTAAATCATATGATGCAACAAACAGCAGATGGGTTGATTACAGTGGTAACAAAGAAGACGGTTCACCTTACATGATGCGTAAAGCACAAAGAAAGGCAGTAACTAAAGCATTACAATCAACATTAAACAGCAACGATGCAATAAGAAATGAATCTAATAGATTTAATATCTTAGCAGTTCCTGGATATGGTGAATGTTTAGATGAAATGTTAGCACTAAGCACATCTAGAAAAGACACAGTATTTTGTGTAGCAGACGCACCATTTAGATTGGCCGCAGACGCAACAAGCACTCAAAACTGGGCAACTAATTCTAGTAATGCTACTGAGAACGGTGAAGATGGACTTATAAGTAGTTCTTACAACGCCGCAGTATATTATCCACATGGATTAGCAAGTAACCTAGACGGTACTAACGTAATGGTTCCTGCTTCGCACATGGCTTTGAGAACTATGGCATTTAATGACCAGGTATCATTCCCATGGTTTGCACCAGCAGGCTTCCAAAGAGGTCTTGTTAATAATGCTACAAGCACAGGATACTTAGATTCAACTACAGGCGAATTTACAGCAGTAAGTTTAAGTGAAGGTCAAAGAGATAGTCTTTACCTAAACAAAATTAACCCTGTTGGAAACTTCCCAGGTAGAGGTATTGCAGTATTTGGACAAAAAACTTTGAATCCAAGTGCAAGTGCATTAGATAGAATTAATGTAGCAAGATTGGTTATTTACATCAGAGAACAACTTGATGATGCAGTAAAACCGTTCTTGTTCGAACCAAACGACGAAGTAACTAGAGCAAATGCTAAAGTAGTAGTTGATAGATTCTTAGGCCAATTGGTAACACAAAGAGGTTTATTTGACTTTATCACAGTTTGCGATACTACTAATAATACTCCAGCAAGGATTGACAGAAATGAATTGCATATTGATATTGCTATTCAACCTGTTAAAGCAGTTGAGTTTATTTACATTCCGATCAGAATTCAAAATACTTTGGGTTCAACAGGCTAAGTTATACCCTAACTTAGATAAAAGGGCAGGTAAAACTGCCCTTTTTTTATGTCATAATTAAAACTAGAGTTTACTCTTTTGTCCTTATTATGATAAATATTAGCATAATATAGCCCTTAGGAGAAAAATATGGCAGTATCAAGTGCAACAACAGAAACTAAGAGTAAGTTTGGTGTTCCTGTAACAGGTGCTACCGGTTCTGGCATTTTGATGCCAAAACTAAAGTACAGATTTAGAGTCAGTTTCTTAAACAACTTCGGCGGTACGCCAGAAGCAAAAGTTTTGACTCAAAACGTACAGAATGTTGGTAGACCAAAAATTACTTACGAAGAAATAATTATTGACAGTTATAATTCAAGAAGTTACCTACAAGGTAAGCATACATGGGATCAAATCACATGTATAATTAGGGATGATATAACTAACCAGGTCACCAAGCAGGTAGGTGCTCAGGTACAAAGACAACTTAACCATTTTCAACAAACAACACCAGCGGCAGGTTCAGACTACAAATTTGATATGCAAATTGAAGTACTAGACGGCGTCAACGCAGGTGCTACTGAAGTTTGGTTCTTAGAAGGCTGTTTCTTACAAAACGTTGATTACAGTGAAGGCGACTATTCTGTAAACGATGCAGTAACAGTAACAATGACTATCAGATATGATAACGCAACTCACTTTGAAGGTGATAACGATATTAATGGTAGAACAGTAGCAGGAAATCCATTCCCGGATACAGTACCAACCAATTCAACAATTAGTACTTAATACTAATTGACGTGTTCAAGTTGTGTCTGAATTCCTAAAGTTTACTGGAAAGAACAGTAAGAACAAGTTTTACGTCAGGGACTTTCGAAATGCTTATCGCTTTCGACCTGACGTAAATCCACCACGTCAAAAATTTAATGGATACGTTAATTTTATTGTAAATAGACAATTACAAGAAACAGTATTCAATAATTTAGCAGGCGCAAGTTTCAGAACTAGTATTAGTAGTTTGGTCAGAAGATCATCTTTACCAGCCGCTAATTTTAGAACTGAAGTAAAAAATCAATATAATAAGAAACGTATTGTAACAACTGGTGTAGATTTTCAACCTATAGACTTAACAGTTTTTGATACTATTAATAATGAATGGTTAACATTATTGATGAGATACTATGCATACTTATATATGAATCCAAGAAATAAGAATGCAGAACAGGACAGAGATGTTTATCCTTATACAACCGAAGCATTAGAAAAACAAAAAAACTTTTTTAACAGCAATGAAGCAGGATTAAACTTGCAAGTTGATAAAAACTTTTTTGAAAGAATAGATATAATTTTATACCATGGCGGACGAGGAGTTCAATATAGTTTAACAAATCCTTTTATATCACAATTTTCTAATTCAGAAATTGATTATGCTAATAGTGATGCAATGGAATTCAACATGCAAATTGAATACGAAAACTTTACAACATACGACATTGCTAATTTTGAATTATCACGTGTTGATTTAGATAGATTTGAAAATGTAGCAGGTGTAAATTTTGCTAATGATGAAGTAATGATTAAACCATTAGCAATCCAGAAAGAGACAGATTTAGAATTCCTAGGTAATAGATCAGGTAATGGAAGTAATTCAAATGGTACAAGAGGACGTACATCACAACCAGGTGTCAGCACAACTCCAAAAGCAGAATTCGAACCATCTTTATCAGATATAATTAAAGGATATGCAAAAGATTTATTATTTGGCGGAGCCAATGGTAGTAGTCCAGGTGTAACTGCCGCTACTCCTACATATGACAGATTAGATAATCCTATTACTAAAAAGTTAAACGACTTTATTCCAGGTCTAGGAGGAATTATAGATACTGCGGCACAATCTTATTCAAGTGGCGGTGATGTAGGCGATGACCTTAAAAACTATGCTATTGATAAAGGTTTAAGTTATTTAGGCGACCAACTAAATAATGGAGATTCGTAATATGTCATCTGCTATATATAATACATTTGGTTCTGAAATACAATTTAAATATAACCAGGGTGTTTTAGAAGCATACTTTGAAAATGCATCTGTAAAGTTTCCTCTTCCTGAAGCAACATCTGATATACTATCGCAAATTGCTGTACCTCCAGAAACACCAATTGATTCGCAAACATTAGAAGCAGTTAAATCTCGTTTAGAGAGTATTGGGTTTGGAAAATACAATGCTAATGCAATGGCTAAAGTGTTAATACAAGTAGCAAAACTGCAAAATATAAGTCCAATGGAATATTTTGAAATAAGCGAAAATAGTCTCAAATTGACAGTAGACTCTTACAATGCAGTAAATTCATTAAGACCTAAAGGAAGTAAAATAGATCTTAAGACACCTATACTTAATAACAGAAGCACAGTAAAATCTCTTATTAAGCCGTAACAATGCCTAAGTTTGCAAAAGGTCAATATACCATTATAAACGAATCTAAATATGTAGGCAAAAAGGCTCCTACATACAGAAGTAGTTGGGAATTAGCATTTATGCGTATGTGCGATAATCATCCTAATATTTTTAAATGGGCAAGTGAAAACATAAAAATACCTTACCAAAGTCCTTTAGATGGCAAGTACCATAATTATGTTCCTGACTTTATGATACAGTATCAAGATAAAAATGGCAAAGAGCATGTCGAAGTAATTGAAATAAAACCTAGAAATCAGACCACAATGGAAAGTGCTAGAACACAAGGACAAAAAGTTCAAACAGCCTTAAATGCCGCTAAATGGGTTGCGGCACAAGAATGGTGTAAACGTAAAGGTATACGTTTTAAAGTTATTAACGAAGATCAAATATTTCAAAACAACAAACCTCGTAAGGCTAAGAAAAGAGTCAAATGAAAATATCTGAAATAGCAAATTCAATCGACCATAGGCACATTATAAGAAAAATAATGATCGACAAAAAATGGCCAGCAGGACTTGTAAAAGAAATAGAAGATGAATGGATAATGTTAGACCCTAAGGGTGGTAAAGATGCTGTGGAATATGTAAACAACCTAACATTAGTTAAGCCACAACCAGTAAAAGTACCTGTAGAAACGTTGTTAAAATATAAAGATAACATACATCAAATGAAAAATTTGCCTCAAGATATTTTATACAAGATAAAGCAAAATCATCCTAATGCTCCAATACCTAATTCTGTAAATAAAAACTTTGAAAAAAATCCTAAACGATATGATCAATATTCTAAAATGGACCCTTCTACAGCAAATCCTAGTGTGATGGTAGATGGCGCAATAGATTTTGGTGTAGGCAGATTCACAGCCGCATTAGTAAGAGGCGACCAGCACTTGAACGTTTGGCAATTAACCGCAAATAAATAACAACATGAAGTTATTAGTAGGCGGAGACAGTTTTGCACAATTTCCTAATGGACAATGGTATCAAAGTTCTGCTGAATCACATATAACAGATAAGCATTGGTGCCAACTAATTGATAAAAATACTGTTTCGGTTGGGTATGGAGCAGGAGATCTATACACTACTTCTTTTGTAACCACACAAAAAATTTTACAAGATGATGATATTACACATTGTATATTTTTTATTACAAATGCTTCAAGAGATATTATACAAACCAAAGGGAATGATGCTATAAAACTTGCAGATAATTTACATGAAACATTTTCGATAGAATATTATTTAACTGATTATATAGATTCACATATATCTAAAAACAAAGATTCATTATCTAATTATATGTTCTTTGATGGAGATTTTTTAAAATCTAAATATTTTATTCCCTATTTTACAGCACATGCAGATTTTAAGCATATTCACACAAAATTGAGTGTATTGTCACTTTTAAAAACATTATGTGATAGAAAAGATGTAAAATTAATTTTTGTTGCACCTTTTGATGTTTTAGAAGTTCAAAATAATATCACTTATTTTACCGGTGTTTCTGTGTTTAATTTATTAGAAATTTTTCCAAATTTACAAGAATGGATAAGTTCAGAAGAAGCACTGAATACAATTTCTCATTTTTCATCCGACATGCATTTTAAAACTGCAAATCATTTCCATAAAATCTATCCTAATTGGCTCGATAAATAGAAGTATGACTAAAAAATTAGAAGAAGAGTTTAATTTACCTCCTATAGAAGAAGTTACTAAAACTGAAGAGGAAGTTATACCTACGGTTGAAGAAACGACAGAAGTCATACAAGAAACTCAAGGTGCTCTTAGTGTTAGCGAAAAGATCAATGCGGCATTTAAAGAAATTAAAGGTTTAGAAGATCATGAAACTGAAATGTCAGACATTGGCAAAAAAGCATTAGAAAGTTATGAAACATTAATGCAATTAGGAATGAATGTAAGTGACATGGCGGCCGGTAAAGTATTTGCAGAAGCAAGTAATATGTTAAAGATTGCACTTGAGGCCAGTGATGCTAAAACAAAAGCAAAACTACAACAAATAGATTTAATGCTTAAGAAAGCCAGAATTGATAAGTTTGATAATAAAGGTGCAGAAACAGAATCAGTACAAGCAACAGTATTTGATAGAAACGATCTTTTAAAAATTATAAAAGGTAATTAGGCCCAAGTAACTAGTTTAAATCTTTCTTTAGGTAAGTTAAGTTGTTCGGTAGTCCATTTACTTTGCCCAACAAAATCTAAGTCTTTCCAACTATCTTTATTTTCTAATTTGTAATTAGCAAATTCCTGCCAATCCATACTAAAAATTAATTCTTCTATTTCTTCTTTTTTGGCTAATACTTCATCTAAGTTATTACTATCCCACTCGTAGTGAAACAATTCCATAGTATTATATCTACTACTGTCTACATAATCTAAACTGATATCTATGCCCCACTTGGATTTAAGTTGTGTCATTTTGTGTATAAGATGATTGCCTTCTGCCCAATGTCCTAACTGTTCTAGAGCATATCCGTGATAGCCTTTACGTTCAAACAAATAAGAATGATTTATATGTGGGCCTGTTTTATTAGTCTCACTAAGTATCCACGGTTTAGCAATAGCACGTCTGTAACGTATATACTCTGCTTCTCCTATATTTGCTTTGGCATATTCTTGTTCTAGTGGGCATAAGTCATAGCCTGATTGGTCAAACAAGTGTAACATATCTGCATTAGGACAATGCATTTGCTCTATTGCAGTACCCCAAGTAACTCTATTTGAAAATTCTTCTTGTGATAATTTAAACATAGTATTATTTATTTGATTTAAATTTTAGTTAGATGATAAATAAGTACTATAATTGGAGTTAAGTAAATGGAACTAAAAACTTATATAGCAGAAGCATTCAAAAAAGAGTATGGCTTTAGAGTAAAAATAGCCGCAGATTGTGGTTCTGATCATATGGACATATTAGAAAAATGTCTAGCAAAATATAATGTAACAAGTATTGCACCGTTCAATAGAACACCAATACAAGAAAATCCACAGGAATTTCAGAGAGCCAAAGGTGCTACATTTACAAGTGAAGTATGCAGTACAGATATATCATTAAAGTATCCAGTTAACGAAAGAATTTTAGAAGTATGGTTAGCAGTAAATTTAGGTTTAGATCATGAAAGAGTATTATGCTACAATGTAAAAGAACCTAGAAAACTTGAATCAGACTTATCTGCAGAAAGATTAGTAAATGATGTAGATAGAACTGTAACTGGTGAAGATGCTGAACTGGCCAAAGAAGAAATGGCACACTACGAAAATGAAAATGCAGAGATAGATTTAAAAGATGCATTTTTTGGTGAAGAGTATAATAAAAAATTCTTAGACGAATTAGCAAAAATCAAAGCAGAAAAAGGTGCTGACTATTTCAGTAACTATCCAAGCAAAGATGAACTAATGGGCGACAACTTAAAACCAACTTACGATGATCTCACAGGAAGACCTAATATGGGTAAAGGTGCTGAATCAACTAAGCAAGTTACTAACATTTTCCAAAGCGGCGGTAATCTATAATGAAAAAAGATATATTTGAAAACCCAGAAAGACCTATGAGCGGAAGACCGGGAGACATCCCAAGCAACCAACACAAAGGCGATGCAATGGGATTTAAT